CTCGGGCCGCTCTTCTAGACGTTGTTGTCATAACTGACCGCAACTAAGGAGGTAAACACGCCTTGTGTTCTATAAACGAACAGCGATATCGTAGAGTTCGCGTACGTGGTGGTAACCGTGTTACTACCATTGCCGCACATCAAAGAGGTCAGTTTAATTGCTGTCCGCCAATTGCGGGTAACAATTATACTTACTCGCCTAGTTTTGCTAGGTGGGAACAACTGTTCTACTTTAACTTTGGTCACTGTCCTAGTTATTCTGAAATTATCGATGTTGTCAGTCGTAAGACTGATAAACATGGTATTCCAGTTACTAAGCCAGTTTCTCATGTTAAATTCGGACGTTCTCCCGAGATGCCCAGAACTCAAGTCATGAAAACTCCATGGAATAATAATACCCCCGATATGAGCGGTTGCTCTAATTGGTGGTATCATTATAATGGAGCCATGTCTTATCCTTATGGGAAGGATGATATACTCGCGGCGTGTGGGGCTCGTGTCCCTACGAATGTGATTGCAGATCTCAGTCTCGAAGCGTTTAACTACTTCGCGACGATCTTTCCTGAAGAAATAAGCGCAAGCGAATTTGTTCAAGGATTGATCGAGTTTAAGGCATTGCTGCCTGAACTGCAGGGATCTATATCACACACTATATCTGGAGGGTATTTAAATAAGTCATTCGGTTGGGATAACCTTCTGAGTGATTTAAATAAACTCTCAACTTTGATTACTACGATTACGTCTAGGCTCGAAGAGCTTAAACGTACGTATGGTATTCCAACCAGATTAGGATTTAATCGTAATGTACTTGACTATTGGAGTCCTGTACTTACGCCTCGATCCGCTACGCATACCAATGTTCCCATTGGTACGTTTAGTCCTGGTTTTACTACCAATCAAAGTGTTTATATAGTGCCACACTTATCCGGTTGTACCTTTAGAGCTGGGTGTTGGTTAACTCAGACTCTTTCAGGTATGAACGGGGTATTAGGGTGGATTAGGGGGCTTGCTGGTACTTTTGGCCTCGACAATCCTCTCAAAGCAGCGTGGAATGTTATCCCGCTTTCTTTTGTAGTGGATTGGTTCTTCGGGGTCGATAAGTACTTAACGGCACATACAAAGGTAATGCCTGCTGTTGGGTGGGGCGTTGGAAACGTCTCGCACAGCATCAAGTATAACTTTGTTTGTGACCTTACTCTTCGGAGTCATTATCCAGCAGGGAATGAAATATTCAATGTTGGAACTGGCACCTTAGAGATGCAGGCTTATACACGATCACCGGGCCTTCCGGTCTATACGGCTTCATTAGTGCCGCATGACCTAGGACCCGAGCAATTTATCCTGCTCAGTGCCATGCTTCATCAGCTTGGTTGAGTCAGGATTTTAACCTTAGCGGCTAACCACCGCGCAATCGCACAGGAGTCCAAATTGTCACTCACAGATACACTTACGCTGGAAAGTTCGTCAGGCGCTAATACTACTTGGAATCTTTTATTCAAAGATTCCCAGCAGACTAAGCGGATCAACACAGCTGGAACTCTCACAGAACCATCTCAACTTGTGATAAAACACACGTCGAGTGGCACTGGAGCCAACATCGTTGATCGTCATCTTATTTCGGCTACACAGTCGAAACTTGATACCCTAGGCGTTACAAGAACGGCAACGGTCAATATGACCATAGCTGTTCCTCGTAATGCGGTGATCACCCAAACAATTGTTGCTGATTTGATATCAGCTCTAATTGCTTTAGTTGCAGATGGTAGCTTCTCAGCTACTACCGGCATGGGAGGTCAGACGAACCTTGCCCAACTCCTCAGAAACGAGTCCTAGAGTTATCTATCTCAATGCTGGTCATCTTACTGTTGAAGTCTGGTATTCAAACACCAGGCTTTTGGCAGTGGAGTTCCACATTGGGCAGATACTCTGGTCCTGTCTTGGAGGGTTGGTTACATATCTGCTAGATCACTATGTGCTCTAGCAGAATATTACGCAAGTTGTGAACTGATTATTCATGACTTGTTACATGGACGTTTGGTTCTTGGATAGGAGGCCAATAAAATGGTACCTAGTAAGAGCCAAGTTGACTTTTATGTCAACCTGTGCACTGAGGTGATCGCTTGCGATCCGTTACAACTCAGTCAACCTAAAGGTCTCAAAAGAGATACGCATTTCGTAAGAAATCGTACTCAGTCTGAGGGCCTCTCTTTCCTGACCAAGACTCTGCCTAAGTTAGGCAAGGCTCTTGATCATGGTTTGAATGGTTTCGCCTTTGAATGTCCCGATGAGTTCGCAAGATCTCATAGGAATTCGAGTGTTCCCGCATTTATGCAGGACTACTTTTTGGCGATCTTTGGGGATGACGGAGAACTCCTACCCGCGATAGCTTTCCCTGAGAATGCCATACGGCATCTTAGACAAGTTTGCTATCTGGCGTATAAACTCGAGCTACCCTTTTCTTCTGAGGATGAAAGGTCTGTTATAGATCGGTTCATCGAAACAGAGGAAGAGTTAGCTGAAGTTTCAGAATTCAATGAGGAAGCATCTCAAATTCTTGAGGTTGTATCTTATCTCATTGAAGATATCTTTACGGATTTCGATCCGAAGGATATTCTGCCACGTCATGGGCCTGGAGCGGTTAGTACGGGTGAAAAGTTGGATGCAAAGTGGGAGTTTTCCCGCAAGTATCCAAAGATCCACTCGTTCTATCCCTACTATGATTATTTCATTGTAGGGGGCGTTCGCGAAATCATAGATCGTTTGGAATGGTACAAGAATTTAACCACTACCAGCAATGGTGTGGCTAAAGTTGTACTTGTTCCGAAAGACTCACGCGGTCCGCGATTAATATCTTGTGAACCTCTTGAATTTCAATGGGTTCAACAAGGTCTTGGTCGGAAGATCATGCGTCATTTAGAAAGAAATTTCTTTACTAAAGGGCACGTGAACTTTACAAATCAATCTATCAATCAGCAACTTGCTCTGGAGTCCTCGCGGACGAAAGAGTATGCGACGATTGATATGAAAGATGCGTCAGACAGAGTCTCTATGCTTCTGGTACAAAAGGTGTTCAAAAGAACACCTGAGTTACTACGTGCATTAGAGGCTTGTCGCAGTGATGCCACGCAGCTTCCGGATGGAAGTATTATCTATCTTAAGAAGTTCGCACCGATGGGGTCAGCTTTGTGCTTTCCTCTAGAGGCGATCTGCTTTTGGGCGATAATAGTGGCAACTATGATTCGCTACCAGCGACTTAACAAAGGCGCTGGTGACGGACCGGTAGAAATCGGACAGAAGGTGTTTATCTATGGGGACGACATCGTTATCCCCGTAGAATGGGCATCTGTCTGCATACCCGCACTAGAGTATTTTAACTTACAAGTTAATGTACTCAAGTGCTGTATCAAAGGGAAATTCCGTGAGTCTTGTGGTGTTGATGCCTTTAACGGGCACAATGTCACTCCTCTCCGGCTACATACCCTTTGGAGCGGTCGTAGGGCAGACGGGTCTGCCTACGTTTCGTATATCGCGTTCGCCAATGAAATGGCGAGTCGCGGCTATCCGGGCGTCAGCGATTACCTGTGGAGACAGATGAACAATACCTACGGTTCAATTCCGTTAGGGACGATACATTCTGGTTATCCATGTAGGATCGTAGACGATGCGGAGATAGCTGAGAGGTTTAACCTTTCGGTCTTCCCTCATCGTACTAGCAGACGA